AGGCGGTTCTAGAATCATTTTCACTTATTCTTGATCCAGAATCTGTAGCCAGTTGTGCGTCAGTTAAATATGAGTTTTGAAATGGTGGTGTAGGTCCAAGTAAATTACTTACAGTTAAATCTTCAGCAAATACACCATCGATATCGGATTGTCTCTGGTATCTTGGTGGTAATAATTCAAATATATTAGTATCTAAAACTTTATTGGCCTTATCTACATCAATCGTAACGCCCTTTACTGATTTAGTTAAGTTGGGGATGTTTGGTACATTTATCCAAGTATTGGTATCCGAATCGATGTCTTTTTTAGCATATATAAACTCAGCGAATAAGAATGATATGCTCCATGTAATTCCATTGTTATGGTAGGTAAGTAAATCTCTTAACGGATCTTTTATATCTTCATATTGATTAACAGTTGTAGCATCAGCACCATCAGCTGTAAGTAAATTATAAATCATATCGACAAGCCCACCTTCATTGGTTATCTCATCTCCAGGATTGTTACCATCAGCCGCTTGCTGTATAACATTACCATCCTTTTTGGTAAATACCAATAAATCATCTTCTTCTCTGCCGATGGTTAAATCACCATCTTTTATTGTTTGTTGTAGTGAGTTTAGTTCATCTGCATTTAAATCAGGAATAAAATTATCATACATCAATTCAAATATAGCTTCTCTAATATCTCTTTTTATTCCAACTTCATCTATTGATTCTTCGAATGGTTCTTCTTCTTCCGGCAGTGGAATATATTGTGGTATATCTATTATAGATGTAGTGATGGTCTTTGATGAATTAACTCTATTACCCGGATCTAAATATTGGTTTAGTGTTGGGAATAATATGTATCCCCCTAGCTGAATAGCATGATTAATTAATTCTTCCATGCTTGCCTCAAAACTTGCATTACATTGAAATTGTGTATCTCCCCCAATAATATCTGTGGTATCAATACCGATTCCATCGGTTGTTTCATAATAAGGTACATTAATCTGTCCAAGAAGTTGGATAATTTCTATATCAAAAAGATGTGGGTAGTCACTATAAGATAATTCCAGACTTTCAAATTCACCTAAACCATCAACGTTGATATGTACAATTATATTTGCATATAAATTCTGGAGGAAGTTGTTGGTCCAATTGTCATTCTCCAATCTATTCCATGTTTGATTTAAATCAAATACAAGTTCTACTGGTTCTATATTTATTTCAATTACTGGAACCGTACTATCTATAGAAGGCGGAATGACAGCCATCTCTTTAAGTTTTTTATTGTCATCCACAATCTCAGGTTTTTTCTTGTCATCCACAATCTCAGGTTTTTTCTTGTCATCCACAATCTCAGGTTTTTTAGAATAAGTGACATCCGCCTTATCAGATTCCTTCTTAATCATAGGTGGCTGATACGGGACTTTATCAGTATAATCAATAGTTTTTTTGTTGCTGTAAATAACTCTATCTTCAGTTTTTTTAATCACACCCACATCATTAGATTTAGAGTTGATAATTATTTCATCCCCCATAACATCTGATATAAAATCGGTGGGTTCTTTTTCTTTCTCTTCTACGTCATCATAACTAAATATTGGAAGATCTCCATACTCAACTATATCATCAATTATTGTATTCAAAATCAATTCACCACTTATACTGTCTCTAATCTCTATTGAAGATTTAATTTCATATGGTGGTGGATTATCAGGTAAAGTAAAAGTGCTATCTATTAAAGCAAGTTGATTTTCATCTATATCGGCTACAGCATATCCTGTATAGTAACCACCACCACTACTTCTTAAAACCACATAATCATAGTTGGCTCCTTGGTTTAAACCAGTGGTGTTGCCCAACTTAATGATTATTGTGCCATAACTATTATCATTAGACTTCGAACCTGTTTGAAACTTGGTGTTTGGCATTTTAAGTCCTTATTATAAATTCAAAATCATCATCATATATTATTCGTTGCTCATCATTATGATTTACTTTAATCATTATTTTATACGCACGATTTGGTTCAAAACCATTTAAATCTTGCATAAAATATGGTGAAGTCGTATCACAACTCATTGTCGTATAAGCACTAAACGGGACAACCGATTCATTTGTTGCCATATCAATAATAGAATAAGACGCTGAACCTTCTGGGAGATAACTACCACTTATGGTTTGTATGGATGTACTGAATGTTTTATCTATATATCTTTTGCGAGCACCAAATCTAAATTTAACTCTTTCCGTTTCTTTATATGCTTCTCGTAAGTGTATAGGGTATAGGTAGTTCTCACTATTACCCGAAAGGTCTAAGGCAGTCAAGCTACCTGTGTTAGAACCAGTTGCTGGTAAGTGGTCATCCCATTTTAATTCTATCTTCGGTGAATATATTGTATTGGTTTGTCTTGAAAAGAATTTTAAATCTTCAAAACTACCACTTGAATTTTCGTAAGTTTTATTTGGTTCATCAGTACTTCCCGATAACATAAGTATAAATCCATAATTATCATTTGTACCATCTATCCATTGTTTTACAATAGAAGTGACATTCATATTAATATCTGGTGATTCGGATGAAAAGGATTGTGTTACTTCATCATTTATGATATAAGTTCCTCCAGGCGTAATCCAATTTAACTCCCCACCAACTACACTATTTTTTCTATTCGACCAACTTACTCCATCGATTGATTTGGGATTGTTTGATTCTTTCCCAATACCCTCTTCCCATTCTTGGTTGATTGGGTAAGCTGCTACACTATAAAGTTCGCTCAAACCACTTGTTCCACCAACTTCCCACAACTTAAGTGATGCGCTATATTGATTGGATGAAATACTATTATCCGTTAAAAAAGATTGTATTTCATTTGTATCAAATTGTACAACAGCTCTTGTTTGATGTTTAAATTTTTTATCATAGTAAACTTTCTTAATTTCCAACACTTCATCCTGCCCAACATTTTTGTCTTGAAATGTTTCTCCAGTGATAAAATTAGATCCACTATTTATAGTCGCGTCTTTTGTAGAATAAAAATATCGATGCATATTAACTCACCTTCCCCTGTATGTCAGTATTTGGATTTCGAATCTCAAAAACAGCAGCTTCAACTGATGGTCTTACTATTTTATTAATAATAGAAGAACTCTCATCTCCGTCTGTGGATAAGTTATCAAAATGATATTTAAATCCATATCCTACTGTGTTTGTGGCTGATAAAACATCTCCGTTTTTATCATAATTAAATAATTCAGTATCCCCATTGATTTGAAATAATTTAAGTTCTTTTATACCAATAACACCATCTAATCCGATTATTTCATATTCTAAATCATTTAGGTTTATAGATTGTTTAAATTGCATTTTTTCTATTTTAAAAAACTCCTTTATTACATCTATCACTTCTAGTTTTACTCCAGTAGAAACAAATCTTCTATCGTAAGTTACATCAAATTGAACACCAAAATTAATCCAATGACCTGAAAATTTGTTTACATTATTAGATATTCCGGATAGTAATCCAACCCCAAAATCCAAATTATCATTTATCATTCTAAATTGTTCTAAGTATTTTTGTAAATTATCAAACACCAATGGTGGTGTATTTACTAACTGTTTATTTTTATTATAAGATAATGTTCTAATATTTAATGTATTACCACTAGCACCCCTCTCCACATAACATTTAGCTATATTACCAAATTTAGCAGGCATTGTTAAAATTCTTGCTTGGTAATCTTCTTTTGTCACACACCTTAATTGTGTAGCAAAGAAAGCTTTTGAATTATGTTTTATTTCATCTACCGTCATCCCATCAGTTCCACCATTTGCTGGTTCAATATTGGTTACAATAACATTAGTACCATCAACCACTTCAGTTATTTCTCCTGATTGGGTGTTGGATAGTGCGCCGCCACCCACTCTATAAGTTACAGTCAACATAGTATTAGAAGGTGTTTCGCCAAGATTAATTGAATTATTAACAAGGATATTATTTATACTAGCATTAATAGTTGACATAGAAACACCAGCAACATTTATTCCTTGTTGTTCAATTATAGCACCGATAGAATTGGATGAACCAGATATGTTATATTTATACAACCCATTACCAAATACCAATTTCGTATTGTTAGTATCCACATCCACTTTACGAACAAATTTTTTATTAGTCTTAATATAATCCAATGTATATGGTATTGCTACATCCAACGAGTCGGTATCAGATATATCCCCTTGGTTAAATGAGTCACTTCTACCACCATTACTATAATGTGTTTCTTTTAATAATCTACTTTGCGCTAAATAATCCACCTCATACCATTTCTGTCCAGAACTATCTATACAATTTAAAATTTCTATAACATTACTTTCCCCCAAATCTAATTCTAAAAATTTGGTAGGACTTGTAATTGTGAATGTTTTTGTTTTTGTTTTGCCAGAAACGGCTGTTACTTTTCTAGTAATTCTATAAGTTTCAGTTTCTCCATTAGCACTATAGGTCTGTGATTTCGCATCATCGATTGGATAAGAACCAGACATTTTAAAATCAACAATGTCCAATGTTTCAAAGATTAATTCGGAATCTATATTTGAAGTTACTTGAAATCCAGAATCGATTGTTTGTACACCTTCACTATAATTTGGTTCATTGTTTACTTTACTCACATCTTTAGTTAATGTCAATTCAACTGTTGATGGTGTTATTGAATTGTGTTTATATCCAAGAAAGTGTGCGAGATTTAATACATTTCTTTTTTCAGTCGCAGTTGTTAATACATTCTCTTTATAATTGTAATCAATATAATAACTTAATACATCACCAACATAACTACTCAATTCAATCAACATCATTCCAGGTGATGTCTCATTAAAATCCTTGTAGGTATCAGGAAAATAAGATTTAGTATATTCTATTAAATCGGATTTAATTGTATTAAAATCCTTTGAAGTATATTTAATATTTGATGGTTGAATCTTTTTATCTGATGTGTATGCCATAATTATTTCTCATTTCTCATAGTGGAATGACAGGATCAATTGTAGTTTTGAACGAATCGGTGTCAGTGCCTGCCCCAACACCAACGAAAGAAACTTCCACAGTTTGTAATTCTCTGGTAGGTAGTAATGATGGTGTGTTACCTATATCAC